TAGCCCCCCCTGCACCGCCCGATACCGTCGTCTCCGCGTCCGTCATCCTCGCGCTCTCTGCTGCCTCACACCTTGAATACCTCCCGGCGCGGAGAGCGCGCGGGACGAGGCTTCGCGCGTGAGCTCGGCACTAACAGGGTCTGGGGCGATGGCCCCAAGTCTTCCCCCTCCCGCCTTCTTATCCCCCCTCCCGAAAGGAACACCATGTCCTTCCTCGAAACCCTCGTCGCAGCCTTCAAAAGCGGGAGCCCGCGCGTGCCCCTTGCGCGCGGCACCGCCTCGCCGTGGTTCTTCGCCGACGGCGGGGCGGGCCGCGCGCCGTTCGAGTACAACGGCGCCGTCCGCCGCGCCTACCTCGAGAACCCAGTCGCCCAGCGCGCGGTACGCCTCGTCGCCGAGGGCATCGGCGGCGCCCCGCTGCGGCCCGCCGACCCGGCGCTCGCCGCGCTGGTAGCCGAGACCAGCGCCGGGCAGTCGCTGCTGGAAACGCTGGCCTCGCACCTGCTGCTGCACGGCAATGCCTACGTGCAGGTGCTCAAGGATGCCCGTGGAAGGCCCGTCGAGCTGTTCGCGCTGCGGCCCGAGCGGGTCAGCGTGATCGCCGGGGAAGACGGCTGGCCCGCCGCCTTCGCCTACGACGTTGCGGGCCGCCGCCTGTCGATCCCGGCGCTGGACGAGGACGCCTCGCCCAACCTCATCCACATCCGCAACTTCCATCCCAGCGACGACCACTACGGCGCCGGCTGCCTCTGCGCCGCCGACGAGGCGATCGCCACGCACAACGCCGCCTCCACCTGGAACCGCCAGCTGCTCGAGAACGCGGCGCGGCCCTCGGGCGCCCTCGTTTACGAGAACGGCGACGGCGTCGGCCTGACCGGCGACCAGTTCGACCGCCTCAAGACCGAGCTGACCACCGCCTACTCGGGCATGGCCAACGCCGGGCGGCCGATGCTGCTGGAGGGCGGGCTGAAGTGGCAGGCGATGGCCATGACGCCCGCCGACATGGATTTCGCCACGCTCAAGGCCGCCGCCGCCCGCGACGTCGCGCTCGCCTTCGGGGTGCCACCGATGCTGCTCGGACTGCCGGGCGACGCGACCTACAACAACTACCGCGAGGCCAACCGCGCGCTGTGGCGGCTGACGCTGCTGCCACTCGCCTCCAAGATCCTCGCCGCCATCGGTGAGGGCCTGGCGCCCTGGTTCCCCGACGCCGCGCTGGCGATCGACCTCGACCGCGTACCCGCCCTCGCCGAGGACCGCGAGCGCCTGTGGACGCAGGTCAGCGCCGCCGACTTCCTCGACGCCGACGAGAAGCGCGCCCTGCTCGGCCTTCCTGAACGGACGAATAACAAGGAGAACAAATCATGAACTCCAAGGATATGCTAGCGGGCCTGCTCGCCCAGGCGGCGCACGAGGGCGGCGATCTCGTGACCCTGCGCGCCATCGTCGAGGAGGCCAGCGAACTCGGCGCGCGCCGCATGCTCGCCCGCATCGGCCTCGATGACGAAACCGCGCCGCAGGACATGGGCGAACTGCGCGAACTGCTCCGCGCCTGGCGCGACGCCAAGTCGAGCGCGCGTTCGGCCGTGGTGGGCTGGGCGGTGCGCGGCGCGCTCGCCCTGCTGATGCTCGGCATCGCGGTGCGCCTGGGCGCCACGGGACTGCTGCGATGAGCGCGCCGGAAACCCTGCGCTTTGCCGGTTATGCCGCCCTGTTCGGCAAACCCGACGCCTGCCGCGACGTCATCCGCCCCGGCGCCTTCGCCCGCACACTGGCCGATCGCGCCGACCCGCTCCCGCTTTACTGGCAGCACCGCGCCGACCTGCGCATCGGCTGGGTCGAAACCGTCGCCGAGGATGCGCGCGGGCTGCGGGTCGTCGCGGTGATCGACAACCCCGTCGGCGCGGCGGGCCTCGCCCTCAGGCGCGGCACCGTCACCGGCCTGTCGTTCGGCTACCGCGCCCGCTCCAGCCGCCGCATCGAGGCGGGCCGCGAACTGCTCGACGTCGACCTCTTCGAAGTCAGCCTCGTCACCCACCCGATGCAGCACGGCTCGCGGGTCCACCTCATCGCCTGACCCAGTCGGCGTCCCTTCTCCCCACCCTGTTTCCCCACCAAAGAAAGGTGAATGCCCCATGGAATCCACTCTCCCCGTCGAGGCGCTGGACGCCTCGTTCGACCTGGTCACCCGCCAGGACGCCACCGAAGCCGCCGTCGAGGCGCTGCGCGGCGACGTCGATGACGTCAAGTCCCGGCTCGACCGCGTCGGCCGCGCCGCCGCCCGCCCGCTGATCGAGGGTGCGCCGGCGAGCACCAGCCTTGAGGTCAAGAGCTTCGTCCAGGGTTACCTCCGCTCGGGCCGCGAGACCGAGCTGAAGTCGCTCTCCGGCGCGGTTTCGGCGGACGGCGGCTTTGCCGTCCCGCGTGAGATCGACGCGCTGATCTCGGCCCGCCTCAAGAACATCAGCCCGATCCGCTCGATCGCGCAGGTCGTCCAGACCGGCACGGCGGGCTACCGCAAGCTGGTGACCACCGGCGGCACCGCATCGGGCTGGGTCAGCGAAACCGCCACCCGCCCCGAAACCGCCACGCCCAGCTTCGCCGAGATCGCTCCGCCCTCGGGCGAGCTCTACGCAAACCCGGCGGCGAGCCAGGCCATGCTCGACGACGCCGCGTTCGACGTCCAGTCCTGGCTGGCAAGCGAGATCGCGATGGAGTTCGCCCGAGCCGAAGGCGCCGCCTTCGTCGGCGGTTCCGGCACCAACCAGCCGCGCGGGTTCCTGAACGGCACGACCAGCACAGCGGCCGACGCCGCCCGCCCCTACGGCCAGCTCCAGCACCTCGTCTCGGGCAACGCGACCGGCTTCGACGTCTCGCCCGAGCTGAAGCTGATCGACCTCGTCCACTCGCTCAAGGCGGGCCACCGTCAGGGCGCGAGCTGGGTGATGAACTCGAAGACGCTGGCGGTGGTGCGCAAGCTCAAGGCGTCGGACGGTTCGTTCCTGTGGCAGCCGGGCCTGATGGAAGGCCAGCCCAACCGCCTGCTCGGTTACCCCGTGGTCGAGGCCGAGGACATGCCCGATCTGACCGCCGGCACGCTGCCGATCGCCTTCGGCAACTTCCGCGCCGGCTACCTCATCACGGAGCGCACCGCGACCTCGATCCTGCGCGATCCGTTCACCAACAAGCCCTTCGTCCACTTCTACGCGACCAAGCGGATCGGCGGGCAAGTGCTCGATTCCGACGCGATCAAGCTGCTCAAGATCTCGACCTGACCTGAGCCGGTCGAGACCCGCGCCGCCGTTTACCTCGCGGCGGCGCGGGCAACCTTTCCCACCGTCGCCCCGCCCAGCCGGGCGGCGCGTGGATCTTTTCCCATCTTTTCGGAGATACCCATGAACCGGGTCATCCTTACGCCGGCCGTCCTGCCGTCTTCGGCGCTCGCCGAGCTCAAGCAGTGGCTCGGCATCACCACCGCCATCGACGACGCGCCGCTCGCCCGGCTCCTCGCCGCCGCGCTCGACACCTGCGAGGCATTCATCGGCGCCATGCCGATCGAGGCCGCCTGCGAGGAGGTAATCGACGCCCAGGGCGGTTGGCAGAACCTGGCGACGCGCCCGGTCCAGGCCATCGCTGCGGTCGAGCGCCTTGCCACCGACGGCACCCGCACTGCGCTCGCCCCCGCGAGCTGGGAAGCCGACCTCGACGCCGATGGCGCGGGAAAACTGCGGCTGTCGGGCACCGCTGCCCGCGTCGCGGTGCGCTTCACCGCCGGCCTCGCGCCCGACTGGGACGCCCTGCCCGAATCGCTGCGCCACGGCGTCGTGCGCCTCGCCGCCCACCAGCACCGCGAACGCGAGAGCAACGGCGCCGGGCCGCTTCCCCCGGCCTCGGTCGCGGCGCTTTGGCGTCCGTGGCGCCGGCTGCGGCTCGCATGATCCGGGCGGAGATCGCCTTCGGCGCCATCGCCGCGCGGCTCGCAGAACGCGCCGGTAAGCTGGCCATTGCCAGCGCCACCAGCCGCGTCTTGGCAGCGCGCAAGGACGAAAGCCGTTGGCGCCGCGCGGGCCTCGTCTGGCCGCTCTTCGCGAAAGGATAACCCATGGAACTGCCCCTGCGCGCCGCCCTGATCGCCTGGCTCGCCGCCGATCCGGTGCTAGCCTCCGGCCTCAACGCCATCGTCGAGGAAGCGCCCTCGCGCACCAGCCTGCCCTGGCTCGCCATCGCCTCCAGCGCCAGCACCGACTGGAGCTGCAAGACCGCGCCAGGCCGCGAGGTGCGTGTGGCCCTCGAACTCCACTGCCGGGGCGACCGCGCTGACACCGCCGCCGACCTCATCGCCGCCATCGAGGCACGGGTGGAGAGCCTGCCTCGCACGCAGGGCCCACTCCAAATCGCCGCGATCCAGTTCCTCCGCGCCCGCGCCGAGCAGCGGGGCGAGAGCCGCCGCGCGATCCTGCTCGAATACTGCTTCCGCCTGATGGCGGCCTGAGCCTTCACCCCTCGCCAAATCCAAATCACGGAGACCCGACCATGACCGCCCAGAAAGGCAGCGCCTTCCTCCTCAAGATATCCGGCGGCGGCACCCCCGCCACCTACCAGACCGTCGCGGGCCTGCGCACGACGCAGATGTCGGTGACCGGCGACGCCGTGGTCGTCACCTCCAAGGACAGCGGCGGCTGGCGCGAGCTGCTGTCGGGGGCGGGCGTGCGCTCGGTTTCGGTGAGCGCGGCGGGCATCTTCCTCGGCAGCACGGCCGAGGCGAAAGTGCGCGCCAACGCCATGGCCGGCACACTCGACGACTACGAACTGAGCTTCGAGGACGGCGAGAAGCTGCGCGGAAAGTTCCTTGTCCAGCGGCTGGACTACGCCGGCGATTTCAACGGCGAGCGCAACTATACGCTTCAGCTCGAAAGCTCGGGCCAGGTGTCGCCCGCATGAGCGCCGCCAACGCCCTGCGCGGCGAGGCGAGCCTGACGGTGGCGGGCATCTCGCGCCTGCTACGCCCCACCTTCACCGCACTGGTCGCCGCCGAAGAGGAACTCGGCCCCCTGTTCGCGCTGGTCGAGCGGGCCGGGTCGGGCGGCCTGAAGCTCGCCGAGATGGCCGCGCTGTTCTGGCACTGCCTGGCCGACCCCGATGCCCTCACCCGCGAGGCGGTGGGCGAGGCGGTCGTGGCCCAGGGCCTCGCCACCTGCGCCGCACCCTTGCGCACCCTGCTCGCGCAGATCCTGAAGGGTGCGCCTTGAGCCGGCTTGCCCCGACCGCGCTGGCGCTGTGCGGTCTCGCCGCCCGCTCGCTGGGCTGGCGACCGCAGGAATTCTGGGCGGCGACGCCCGCCGAACTCGCTGCCGCGCTGGGCCTGCTGACGCCCGGCGCCACCGATCCCGGCCTCGACCGACAGGCCCTGAAGCGCCTGATGGAGCACGACAATGGACGATGAAATCGACAGCCTGCTGGTGGAAGTGCGCGCCAGCACCGATGGCTTCACGCGCGACATCGCGCAGATGCGCAGCGCCGTGGACGGGGACCTCGTCTCCGGCTTCACCCGCGCCGGCGACGCGCTGGAACGCGGACTTTCCGGCGCGATCCGAAAGGGCAACCTCGGCTTCGACGACCTGAAGCGTACCGCCTCCTCCGCGCTGGACTCAATCGCCGGGCAGGCTGCACGGACGCTGGCCTCGGCGGTGCTGGGCGGCGGCGGGAGCGGCGGCGCGGGCGGGCTCGACCTGTCCGGCCTGTTCTCCAGCGTGCTCGGCCTGCCGGGCCGCGCGACAGGCGGCAATGTTTCTCCCGGACGCGGCTACGTCGTGGGCGAGCGCGGCCCGGAAGTGTTCGTGCCGACCTCCGCCGGGCGCATCGAGACGGGCGGCGGATCAGGCGGCCGCGACGTGCGCGTGGCGATCAACGTCACCTCCCCGCGCAGCGCCAGCACCCCGCAGTCGCTGCAACGCTCCTCGCGCCAGGTCGCGAGCGCGGTGCGCCGCGCGCTGACTTACTGAGAAGGGAACGGACATGGCATTCTGGCTCGCATCCAGGCGCGAAGGTCAGGCCAGCGACTGGATCATGCGCTTCGACCCGCGCTTCTGGACCGTCAACTTCCCCCGCCCGATGGTGGCGACGGTGGTTACGACCGGCCCCGATGCCTTGCGCGTCGAAGCCTCGTTCCTGCGCAAGGCGGATCTCGGCGGCCTCATCTGGGACAGCGAGGACCGGCTCGACCACCCGCTCCTCGCCTACCGCACCGACCGCGATTATTCGCACAC